TGAGCAAATAGTAAATAGGGTTGCGTTAGAACAAGAATCAGCAGAGGCTTTGAAGGAGCTGAAATTAGCTGAGATGTCAGAAAAAGAAGCTGAGTTTGAAGCATTAAAACAAGAACACGAAGCACGATTAGATTTGGCTAGACGTGCCGGTGCTGATGCTACCTTAATAGAGGAACAATATTTAGCAGATAAACAAGCTATAACACAGAAGTATTTAGACGAGGAAACTGCTGCAAAAGAGAAGGCAGATGCAGAGCAAGAAAAAAGCGATAAGGCTGCAAATGATGCGATGATTGCTTCGAGGAAAGCACGTATGGATGGTTTGAAAGGTGCTATATCTATGGCAGAAGGATTGTTCGGAAAGTCAGAGAAAGACCAAAAGAGATTCGCATTAGCTAAGATAGGGATTGATACGGCAGAAGCTATATCAAGTTTGACGGCTAACTCGGAAGCTAACCCAACGAATGCAGTTACATTTGGGGGAGCCGGAGCGTTACAATTTGCTATGGGGTTATTACGTATCTATGGAAATATAAGGTCAGCTAAGAAGTTGTTAGAAGGAGGTTCAGAAGAACCATCTGCGGCATCATCTTCTACCGGTTCTGCAAGTGCATCTATGACAACACCAAACACAATAGAAGCACCTAGTTTTGATTTGTCTGCAAGTACCGGTATATTTGAGCAGCAACCATTACAAGCATACGTAGTGCAACAAGACATACAAGAACAAAACGAGTTAAATACACAAATCCAAGAAAGAGCAACATTATGACAAAAATTGTAGAGTTAATAATTGACGAAGAAAACGAAGAAAATAAAGATGGAGTATTCGCAATTTCTTTAGTAGAAGAACCGGCAATTCAATCTGATTTTATTGCATTATCTAAGCAAGAGAAGAAGATAGAAATAGAGTTCGCAACACAAAACAAGGATAAGCAATTACTGATGGGAGCGGTTCTTATCCCTAATAAGCAAATCCTAAGAATTGATAAAGAATCGGGGGAGGATTATTACGTTTATTTCTCGCAAGATACAATTCGGAAAGCAAGTGAATTATTTATGATGAATAATTATCAGCATAATCACACACTACATCACAAATCAGAATTAAATAATCTGACAGTTGTAGAGAGTTGGATTAAAGATAATCCATTAGACAAATCCGTTAAATATGGATTCGAGAATATTCCGGATGGTACTTGGTTCGTTTCAGTTAAAGTGAATGACAAATCTATATGGGATGAGTTCGTGAAAACGGGTAAGGTAAAAGGCTTTTCAATAGAGGGATATTTCACAGATAAGATGGAATTGAGTGAAGAAGAAACTACCTTAAATAAGATACGAGAAATAATTAAGAGAGGTTAAATACTAACTTTGAACCGGATATATCTTTGTATATACGAACACTAATTTATTTTCACAATGGCAAAAAGTAAAATTGTACTTAATTCTATTCGAACTTTGTTAGGGATGGAGGCTGAAATCGAACTAATTGCAGAAGCAGTATTAGAGGATGGAACCAAAATCGCTACCGATAGTGAAGAATGGGTAGAGGGTGCTATGGCTTATGTTATTTCGGAAGATGGAGAGAAGATGCCTTTACCAACGGGTTCTTACGCTACACAAGATGGAGTTAAGATGGACGTGGTAGATGGCGAGATTACGGCTATATCTAAAGAGGAAGCAGTAGAAGAAGCTGAATCCAAAGATGAGGAGAAAGAGGATGAGGAGTTATCATCTGAATCTAAAGAAGTCGAAGTTGATTTGTCTGCATACGCAACGAAAGAGCAATTAGTAGAAGCACTTGGAACACTACATACTGAGTTATCAGAAATGATTTCGAAAGTAGTAGCAGAAAACGAATCTCTTAAAGAAGAATTAGAGAGCGTATCAAAAATGTCAGCCGTTAAACCGGTTAAGCATTCACAGACAAATTTATCAACTCAACAAGTATCATATAACACGGGGAATCCGGCTTTAGATATGATATTAGAATTAAAAAACAACAATTAAAGTTATGGCGCAAGAACATAAATTCAAATCAGTTAAATACGAATTGGCTACCAATATTTCAGTTGGAGCGAATTCGTATGCCGGTGTACTAGCACTACCTTATTTAGCACCATCTGTAAAGTTAGCAAATACAGTCGCTAATGGATATGTAACAGAGTTAGATGGTATTACACACAAAGCAGTAGTAAATAGCTTGACACCGGGAACGATGATTAAGGCATCCGCTTGTGATTGGAATGCAGACCCGACTACACTTACTTTAGGAGAAAGTGTATTGGAAGTGGTTGATATGATGGTAAACGAGAGAGTATGTCGTAAGACTATTTATCCAACGTGGGTAGCAGCGAATATGAAAGGTCGTAACGGAGCGATTCCATCTGATTTCGCAGATTTCTTATTAGGTACAGTTGCAGCAAAAACTGCTGAGGAAGTAGAGAGCAGAATTTGGGTTGGGGGAGAAACACCTACATTCAAAGGGTTCTTATCTAACGATGGAGTATTTGATAGAGCGGGATTAGCAGCATCAGTATTAGCCGGTTCAACTACACAAGCGATTACATCAATAACATCCGCAAACGTGATAGCCGGTTTAGGTTTAGTATACTCTAAAATGTTATCAGCGAAGCCGGGATTATTAGGTTCTCAAGATTTACAAATATTAGTTAATGCTAAGACTTACGGATTGTATGCACAAGCATTAGCAGAATCGGGTAACTCACAAGGTGTACGTAACGAAGGTGCCAATCAAGCCTTCTCATCACTACAATACTTAGGTGTACCGGTTAATATGGCATTTGGAATGCCGGATGATGCAATCGTTTTATGTCAAGCATCTAACTTATTCTTTGGAACGAATTTAGGTACTGATACGACTGATGCTAAAATGATTCCATTCTACGAGTATGATGGTTCAGATAACGTAGGTGTATCAATGAGATTTGCTTGTGGAGTTCAAGTAGGAATTTTAGCAGACGTTATCGTAGGAACAACTGCTGCAATCTTACCGGCATAATAACTTAAAAACTATAACAAATGGCTTGTACAATAGCTACCGGAAAGGCTCGATACTGTAAAGTACAGCCCGGAGGTATAGATAAGATTTATGCAATTTCAAGGTTTGACGACAATCACGCAACGGCTTTAGCGTTAGATGGTACGACAAATGTATTGACTGCATCATCGGGGTTATCAGCAGCATCAGCCGGTACTTGGTATCAGTTCGATACAGACCCATATCTGAGTTCACTTAATCAAACGATTGTAGTAAACGAAGGTGGAGGAGTAGGATTCCAACAAGACTTAGAATTAGTCTTTAAGGGAGTGTATGGTAAGGCAGATGCCGTAATGCAGTCATTAAGCAATGGAGCTTGGCAGATAGCAGTTTTAGACAACACGGGTACAGTGTACTTTTGTGGTTTAGATAAAGGTATGATAGCTACCGGAGGTACTTTCGGACACAACGGAGATAAAGCGTTAGCTGATAATCAATCTTACACTTTACAATTCCAAGCAATAGAGTTAGAACCGGCTGCAAATTGTGGTGCATTAACAAACTTTAGTGGGCAAACTAAAGTTACTATTAGTGCTACTCAATTAGATGGTTCGTGATAAAGTAATTTCTGTTTATTTATATAAGAGAGGGATGGTAGGTAATGCTATCCCTTTCTTTTTTTAAAAAGTAAAGATAATGACGAGATTAAAGGTTAAAAAGGAGTTGGTAGGTCAGCAAATAAAACTGAATCCAAGTACGCTTATAGTATTTTCAGAATATATGACTGATGATGAATACCAATTTGCAGTAAAACGATTTCCGGATTATTTTGAGAAGGCTAAAAAGGTAAAGAAAGATGATAACTCTTAATACAGAATATGGTCGTAAGGATTTTTTCGTAAACGTATTTAAGAACGTATATTCTACCGGTGTAAGTACTCAACAATACACACCAAATAGCCATCACGAAGAATTACAAACCGCTAGGTATACTATGTTTCTCGAAAACGTAGTAACCGGCTATAAGACAGATATGGAATTAAAATTCGTATCAAGCAATAGCAGAGGGGCTTATTTCTATTTTACTCTAGGAGATGGCACGGGAGGTTCGTGGTTAATATCTGACGTGGGAATGTACAAATACTCTATACATAATATGAGTACCGGAGGTGGTATTAATTATGCTGATAAACTTATCGAATTAGATAGAGGTTTGTTTCATATCTATAATAACGATACATTTACAGAACAATACATTACTCCGGATGTGGAAACTATACCACGTACCGTAGTATATAAACCATCTTAGAAATGAGTGAATTATACCAATTAGGAAAAGGTCATTCTTATACAGATGATACTGAGGTAGTTAAGCAAGGGCAAGAGTTCGTTGGGTTCGGAGTAGATAATGACTATCCGGATTTCCTTATAGACTTATACCAAAAATCAGCAGTACACAACGCACTCTGTAACTCTATATCTACGTGGATATACGGAGATGGTGTTTCAAGTCCGGAGATGAATAATAAGGCAGAGGCTTGGGCTAAGTTTCAAATGTTATTTGAGCAAGGTTTAGGTAAGAATACTATTCAGAAGTGTATATTAGATTTAAAGGTACACGGAGGATTCTATTTATCTATCGCTTATTCATTAGATAGGACTACAATATCAGAGGTTAATCATATGCCATTCGAGTGTATGAGAGTTGAACCGGAAATAAATGGAGAGGATAGCCAATTCTACCTATATTCTAAAAATTGGTCTAACTACCAAAAATCGGGTGTACAGAAGATAAAATCATTCGATATTTCAGCCAAGAAAGACTATCCAAATCAGATAGCTTGTTTCAAAATGTATTCCGTTGGGCAATACTATTACCCAAAACCGGATTATCAAGGAGGAGTTAATTATATAGAGTTAGATAAGAATGTATCTGAGTTTCATTTATCTAATATCAAGAATGGTTTAGCACCTTCGTTCTTATTATCGTTTAATAACGGGATTCCATCAGATGAAAAGCGACAAGCAGTTAAGAATAGTATAGAGAATGAGTTAGCCGGTTCAAAGAATGCCGGTAAATTCATATTATCCTTTTCAGATGATAGAAATAATGCACCGGAAATAACACCATTTCCACTTTCTGATGCTGATAAGCAGTATGAGTTTTTATCTAAGGAAATAACATCAAAATTAATGATTTCTCACAGAGTAGTTTCACCGAGATTATTCGGTGTTAATGCTGATGGGGGAGGATTAGGGAATAACGCTGACGAACTGCGTACCGCATCTATGCTGTTTGAGGATACTGTGATTAACAATTACAGAGATATACTCTTAGAGGCTATGGAATTGGTTATGGCAGAGAGTGGAACACCTATTAAGTTAGAGTTCATATCTAAAAATCCTTTTCAGTCAGAAGAAGGTGTAGAAAGAGAGGTAGAAGAAGTAGAGGCATCTATGGAAGTAGATATGTCAGATGAGGAGGGAGATATTTGGCTTGAATACTTAGCCAATAAAGGAGAGAAGGTAGATTCAGAGGAATGGGAGTTAGTAGAGGAAACTGAGGTATTAGATGCCGGTGCTGAATCTGAGATTCATAATCAACCATATAATTTCTTCAAGAGATATGCAAATCCGGATGATAAGTCTAAAGTAGATAAAGGGCTATA